AAGGCGAGGGCGGCGCGCTTGATTTAGCAGACGAAGCGACCGCAAGGCAACGCACGCCAAACTCTTACACGGCATGGCGAGAAGTCACACCGTTGCACCGTGAAATGGTTGACGCTATCCTGCAAAGCAAGGCTCACGTCGTGGCGACCATGCGATCCAAGACCGAATACGCCATTGAAAACACGGATGGCAAAACGAACATTCGCAAGGTTGGCATGGCTCCGATTCAACGGGCTGGAATGGAATATGAATTCACCGTTGTTGGTGATATGGATCTGGATCACAAGATCGTGATCAGTAAGTCCAGGTTTGCGCCGTTGCAAGACAAAGTAGCAACAAAACCTACCACTGACTTCTTTATGCCTTTTGTCGAATGGCTGGATAGTGGGGTCGATAGCAAACCTATTCCTGCCAAAGCGCCACAACCCGACCCTCTCGAAGATTACCTGGTGGATGAACTTGTTACAAAACCGCAAGCGAAGGCAAAGGCAAAGCAGACGGATGGAGCGATTGAGTTGCCAGTTTTGACGATCGAAGATGCTTATTCGGTGACCAACAGCCAGGGGCTGAAGTATGGCGAAACGTCTGTCAAGGTGCTGGAAAAAATGTTATCTGCAATGTGGGCACAGGTGCACAATAACGGGCTTGATCCTGATGAAAAAGCCGTTGTTTTACGCAAAATAAGCGCGGCAAAAACGGTGATGGAAGCCAAACAGGACGGCTCTATTCAGTAGTTTATTCGGGCGGGTTTCCCTCTCCTTTACCGCAGCCTGCTGGCCGGCGTTGTAGACCAGCAGAAAGATTGAGATGGACATTTACGAAAAGATTGAAAAATATTCAGATTTAGGTGTTGGAATTGACCTGATTCATCAAGAAAAACAGGCACTAATTGACCAAGTTTTGACGCAAGAAATCAAAGAAAAACTCGCAGAAATTGATGCAGAATTTGATCCAAAAATTGACGCACTTTCGCAACAAAAATCAATGCTGGAAGCCGACATCAAGCAGGAAGTTTTATCCGCTGGTCGCACGGTCAAAGGCACATACCACAGCTTCGTTTGGTCCAAGCCGCGCGTTGGTTGGGATACCAAAGCGTTAGACGGTTATGCGTTAGCGCACCCTGAAATCCAACAGTTCAGAACGGAAGGCAATCCAAGTGTAAGCGTGAGGAAAGCATGAACCCTAACGACTATTACCGACTGAAATCCGCCGAAATCAAGGAAGCCGACATACGACTTGTTGCTGCGGTCATGAGCGAACACGTGGGCGAAGAAAACGCCGTAAGAATGGAAAAACTTGTTGCGCGGTGCGGATTAGGGGAGCGCCAGGTACGCGACATTCTGGAAGTGTTGGTCAAGGATTACAAGTGGCCGATTGGAGCGCACGCCGGAAAAGCGGGGCGCTGGATCATCGCTAATGAGCAGGAACGCTGGCACGTGGCGAACGAGTTATTGAGCCGCGAGGATGAGCTGCGAGCACGGCGCAAGGTGATCGAACAGGCGCACTTGCCGACGAAGTTGGAACTGGAAAACAAAGCGCCGCAAATGGGATTGTTTTAGGTGGACGCTATGGCTAACTACAGACAGATTCACACTCAAATATGGCGTGATAATTGGTTTCTCGATCTCGAAGCTGACGAAAAGCTGTTGTTCATCTACCTTTTCAGCAACGACAATTCGAACTTGGCCGGGCTTTATGAATTGCACGAGAAGATCATCGAGCTTGAAACAGGGCTCGCTCAGGAACGCATTCACGAGATCATAACCAAGCTTGAAGGTGACGGCAAAGTATTTTATCGAGACGGCGTTGTCTGGATTGTGAACATGCAGAAGTACCACTCAAACGCCGGTGAAAAGGTAAGAAGGAATATCGAACTGATTATTGAGGGTATTCCGGACTGTGAGGTGAAAGAAAAATACTGTATTTACAACGGTATTGAGTTAGAAAATACCCTATCGGAAATAAAAGATACCCTATCGTATAGTAAGAGTAAGAGTAAGTTAAAGAGTAAGAGTAAAACCGAAGAAGAAGAGGAAGCGCAACCGGAAACGCCTAACGGCGGTACTTCTACGTATTCTGACAAATTTACTTCAATTTGTGAAACATATAAATCCAAAACAGGGAAATTAGACACAAAAGATGCGGCGATGCTTAAAGATTTGACAGTTGCTTATGGGGTTAGTGATATTGGGCGTGCGATCGAGCATATGGTCGCGCATACGGATAGGCCGAACGGGGCTTATCTGAGAAAGGTGCTGGACGGCTGGTTCAGCGAGAAAAAGATTAGAAAGGTGTACGCGTGATGGACCAACAATGCGTGACTTGCCGGTACGTTCAAACGGCAATTGTGAGACCGCAAAGGTCAGAGCCGAAGCGGTTAGTTGTGACGTGTGAAAAAGAGCACGCGCCGATCTGGTTATTCAGCGGTGCAGAGTGCGAAGATTATCGATCAAAACAATCATATTTACAGGAGCAAAAATGATTATCAACGCTAACGCGCTTGCTATCCCGCTTGCGTCAAAGTCAGTTCACACCATCGTAACCAGTCCGCCTTACTACGGCTTGCGTGATTATGGCACGGCAAAGTGGGAAGGCGGAGACTCTGAGTGCGACCATATTCAAGGATTAGACAATCCGCGTTCGTCAAGACCCGCTGGTAGGTTTCACGGAGGCGATGACAAATTTATAACAACGCCTTACAAGGATGTTTGTGGCAAGTGTGGTGCAATCCGCATTGACGAGCAGATTGGTTTAGAGCAGACGCCTGATGAGTACATCGCTAACTTAGTCGCTGTATTCAGGGAGTGCAAGCGGATACTGAGAGATGACGGCACGCTGTGGGTAAATATCGGGGATAGTTATTCATCGTATAAAGACTGCAAAAGCGTTCCAGATAGTCTGAGAGTTGGAGGTAAGAGTGAACCCGCAAATATCATCGAAAAAGGCAAGTCTGTAACCCGAAACACAAAGGTTATGCGGTCTGTTGGTCTCAAAGACAAAGACCTCATCGGCATCCCCTGGATGTTAGCCTTCGCCTTACGAGCGGACGGTTGGTACTTGCGGCAGGACATCATCTGGGCGAAGCCTAACCCGATGCCAGAGTCGGTCAAAGACAGGTGCACGAAGTCGCACGAGTATATATTCCTGTTGAGCAAGTCGGCAAGGTATTACTACGATCACGAAGCGGTGAAGGAAGATGCTGCTGGTGGGCGTGAGAGATTTGGCGGTGCAAAATATGGTGATAAGGGGTTAGATAAATCGCGCAATGACACCGCGCGATTCGATGAAACGATAGTTTCAGTCCGCAACAAGCGTGACGTTTGGACAGTCACGACCAAGCCGTACAAGGGCGCGCATTACGCCACGTTCAACCCTGAACTTATCAAGCCTTGCATACTGGCAGGCGCGCCGGAAGGTGGTATTGTGTTCGACCCATTTGTGGGGAGCGGAACGACAGTCGCAACGGCAATCCAGTTAGGGCGCAAGGGAATCGGGCTTGACTTGAGCCTGACGTATTTATACGAGAACGCAAAAGACAGAATCAAAGCGGAAATGTTACCGCTATTAACCCTAATCGAACAAAAATAAACAGGAGCAAAAATGTACCAAAAACTAATCATTATTGGCAATTTAGGTTCAAACCCCGAAATGCGTTTTACACCTTCCGGCGATCCCGTGACGAGTTTCAGCGTGGCAACATCGCGGCGTTATGGCGAGAAAGACGAGACCACCTGGTTCAGAGTGAGCGTGTGGGGCAAGCAGGCGGAGTCGTGCAACACGTATTTGAGCAAAGGCTCGAAGGTGTTGGTCGAGGGGCGGTTGAAAGCAGAGCCGAACGTGTACCAGCGCAAAGACGGCACGTGGGGCGCAAGTTACGAAGTCACGGCTGAGAGCGTGCGGTTCTTGACGGCGAAGGGCGAGCAGGTCGAGTCGACTGACTTAGACGTGCCGTTTTAGCGAGGTGGAGGAATGAACACAGACGAATTAAAAACAATATTAGAGCAACACAAGTTGTGGCTGGAAGATGAAGGTGGAGCAAGGGCTGACCTGCGAGGTGCTGCCCTGCGAGGTGCTAACCTGCGAGGTGCTGACCTGCAACGTGCTGACCTGCGACGTGCTGACCTACAAGATGCTAACCTGCGAGGTGCTGACCTGCAACGTGCTGACCTGCGAGGTGCTGCCCTGCTATGGGCTGACCTGCGAGGTGCTGACCTGCGAGGTGCTGACCTGCGAGGTG